AATTGAGATTCATAGTTCATTAGCTTTCGTAGATGATCCGCTATAGTAGATTCACCTACACCGTGAGATAGAGCTGACTCTATAAATGGTTTATAGATACTCCAGTTTTCTGTAATATCTGTGGGGAGAGATAGTTGTATATTCATTAGTCAATTTCAGATAATATATCAATTATAGCTGATAGCATAGCAGGGTCGTCATGACCATTAAAATCACCTTCAATTTTTAATTCATAAGTTCTATATAAACTTTTTACACCTGCATTTAATTCTTCATATATATTAACAAGGACTAATATTTCTCTATTTAAAGAGTTTATAGAACTTCTTTCAATTTTAATTTTTTTATTTTCTAAATTCATTATTTCCATCCATAAAAAGTTACTGTATAACTAAAATTTACATAAGTAGAAGGCACTCTATAAAAATAACTTGTTTGGTAATATTGTCTAGTAGTTCCACCACTAGCACTTACTGTAAAAAGATCTCCACCCGAGTGTTCAGCATAGGTAGCAATCAAATATAAATCGTTAGCCGATGATCCTCTTCTAATATGGGTAGATAAAACAGACTGCGAAATTATTTTATTCTGATAACCACTGTAAATACCGTTTGGAGCTGAATCAAAATGTAATAATACAGGAGTGCTTAAATCAATATTAGAATTTATAAAATTAGAACTAATATTACCATTAGCACTAGTAATAGTACCATTTATAATATACAAAGTTTTATTATCTATGGATGCGCCTGGTAATGAAGCAGAAACTTGTTGTACACTTGAAGATCCTAACGACAACGATCCATTAAAACTATATTTTTTATATAGTAGTTTGTCATCACTAGAAAACATATCTACACCAGACGAATTTTGTATCTTTATTAATGAACTTGTTGCTTTTAAACTCATGATGTCAAAGCCAATGGTAAAGCTATTTCATTTGGTTTGTATGCGTGTAATGATATATGTGCATTTTGCATAGACTCATAATACCTAGAGTCTCCAGAAACTGTACTATCATTTACATAAGAACCTGTGCTTGTAAATGTTGCGCCAACAGATGTTGAGCCGTTAGCCCTGTATAAAGGTCCAATAGTTATTGTTGCACCTGCCGGTATATTAGTAAATTCAGAATACTTATTATATGACGTAGGGTTAGATAGCCACATAGATCCATTTCTAGTATAAGGCCAATCAAATGCACCGCCTCTTTGAGATATTACACCCGCAATGCTACCTACTTTATTACCATTTACTTTTACGTCTGCAATTATATAAGCTTTTACATAATACTGGTATAGAGTATAACCAAAACTTCCCAGCATAATAACCAAGTTACCATCGAATTCAGGAAATTTAGTAGTTAATACTGCTCCATTATATAAAGAAGATCTTATATTGCATCCAGCTAATGCTGCACCAAAATTTGTAGAACCAACGATTTGGTTAGATCCAAACCAAGGTAATTCACTAGTACCATATTGTGATGTTTGGTTAAAATCTCCATAACTCCACATTACTGGCCCACCAATTTGGGGTCTAACAGAGAAAAAACTATTATCAGATGTTTTTATATACTGGTTATTTGTATCAAACGCTGTATCTAAATTTTGTCTTTTAACGTAAATTCTATTTGGAGAAATATTAATAAGTTCTTTTGTCACTATTTTGATTCTCCTATCAAAATCTTTATTGTTTTATTTATAGGTGGTAATTCTGTTCCATAAACATAAGATATTTCTGATATATAAACAGAACCGTTACTAACCCTTGGGTATATATACCTTCTTGATAATCCGGCTGATTGTATTAAAATATTACCTGGAGCAGATACACCATCAACGAACACAAACAATAATGGATTTGTTATAGATGAACTACCAACATAATAGCTTGCAATATGGATATTAACTGTTTCAATAGCCATAATTATATTCAACAAATGCTATCATCTGGATATGTGTAGTATGTTCTAGGAACAGCTACAAAGTTTATATTAGATTCTATAGTTTGAGCTATTCTAATATATGGTAAATCAGTATGAAAATATACATCATTTAGGTTATTTATTGGATCATTCATGGCATTAATTCTATTGTCATAATTTACAATACCTATCTTTGCATTAACACCATCAATTAATAATTGTTTACTTGGCATACCTAAATATCCTTTGTATTTTAGAGGTTTCTAGGTTATCTATTGAAGAGTATTTATTAGGTAAATGGTGTAGTATTTTGTTTTCACCTAGATAAGCACCTATATGGTTTGAAAATTCTTTATTGTCTATATTATAAAATAAACAATCACCATACTTTAAATCAGTTACCTCTAAAAAATTATTTTGTTTAAACCAATCTTTAAAATCTGATTTATAATATTTTAAAAATTTTGTATAACTTGCATTTTTATAGATAGATAAAAAATTAGTTCCAAACTGATCATCAAACCACCTACTATACAAACTAACACAGTCATTATTTCTTAGCTTATAAGTATGACCCCTGTACTCTTTGTATGGTATAACAAGATTAAATGATTTGTTTTCATCATCTAATACTAAATTGTAATCTTTGAATTCACTAGATATTTTTATAAAACCATTATCTGATAATACAAGTTCACCTAATACTATATCTAAAAAATTACCTTCTTGTTTTTTCAATTCATCGTAAGTCATACTGAAATAGATATTTGTTTGTTAGTTAAATCAATTACAAATAAACCATCATTACTTTGTAATAAACCAGCATTGATAGTTCCCATATTAGCGCTTATGGCAGATAATGTTGAAACATTTAATTTGTTGGCAGTAATTGCATTAGCAACAATCTTATCAGATGTAATTGCATTAGCAGCTATCTTGTTTGTTGTAACTGCATCTGCTGCAATTTTATCTGCTACAACTGCTCCAGCTTCTAGTTTTACCGTAGTAATTGCACCAGCTGCAATATTACCAGCACCTATTGTCTCGGCTGCAATCTTACTACCTGTAATAGTATTAGCAGCAATTTTAGTATTGGTTACTGCGCTATCAAGCAACTTTAATTCAGTAACTGCGTCATTCATAATTTGAGCAGCAGAAACCGTATTTGCATTTAAGTTACCAGTAGCCTGATCTAAAGCAGCTATATTAGTTTTTGCGGCAGTTATAGCTGCATTAGCTATTTTCAATTCGGTTATAGCACCATTTAAAATTTCTTCAGTTGTTATTGTGCTAGCAGGAACAATGATATCTAGATCAATAGCTGCACCACTGTCTACTAAAAATTTATAATTTGGAGGTGCGTTATCAACAACAAATTTTATTTGCCTACCTCCAAGGGGTAGATAGTACAGTGACCTTGTATTACCAAAACCAAAAGTTATTTCATACCAAGTATAATCTGAAGGGTTTTCTGACTCAATACTAGAACTACTGTTAAATACACCAAAAAAATTCTTTAGTGTTTGCGTATTAGAAAACCCACTTCCCTTATTATCATCAGCATATTTTATGTGAATAAATTGGTATTGATATCCTACTGGCTCACCTGTGGTTGGGTCTGTGTTTGTATCTATAATTAATGAGACACCACTTCCTAACCCGTTGTTTGCTAAATCAACTAAAAAAGCATCTAGCTCATTATTACCAGTATAAGGTGGGATAATCATTTTTACCTCCTGTCAGAAGCTTTTGCATCTAAGTCATACAGTGGCATACGCCATTTACCATCGCTAGTTATTTTGAAGTTCATAACACGACCATTAGCTCTTGGGTCTATTTTATAACCATAAGCAGAGCTATTAGGCTCAAAAACAAACAAGTCATCTGACGTATAATTAATATTATCTATATAATTATTTTGACCTTTAACATATATATTTATATTACTATCACTTGGTACATTATCAAAAACAGGGTATATAGAAGTTATTAAAGTACTACCTTTAATATCTCCTGTATTTAATTTTTCTTTTTCTATATATGAATTTATATTAGATAAACTAGTACCATTATACATTAGGAAATTATTATCTGTAATTAATACTGTATTTGTATTTGTTATTAAATAAACAAAGTCTAAAGCATATTCAAAAGTATCATTAATATTATTAGGTCCTATAAAGGAATAATTAATATTTGGTAATGTTCTTTTAGTCCAAGTATTATTTACATAATTATATATTAAAGCTTCATTACAAACAACTGAAGAGCCTTTAGGATAATTTATCCATATCTCTTTGTAATATTTATCTCTAATAATATGTACTTTATTTGTTTGTGATTTATTTAAATTACTAAAGAAATAATCTTTAATTCTCTTATCAGCAATAGATTCTATTTTACCCGAGCCATTGTGAACATAGATATCGTTATTATCAACTACTAAATGATTACCATCAAACTCAACAACACAATCAGTACTCAATATACCATGTGTTTTAGAGTAAGGTCTAACTACTGTTTGTGATCCAATAGATAATTGTGATATACTATCTTGAGAATAAACAAACATATTACCTCTTAACTCAGCCATATCTAGTACGGGTGAAGTGGATGATAATTCAAATTCATCTGCTGTATCTGTTGTTGTTCCTGGTTCCCATATAGTTGGTATAGAACCTGTTGCGGCTTGAACAGAAACCCTTATTGTACCAGGGGCATATGTAGTTATTCCTGACTCTGTTATTGTTAGATTAGCAGCAACTAATGAATAATTTAAACTACGGATTACTTTTGCGCTAACAGTAATACCGTCAATATAATTCCAATTTGGTAATTCTTGAAACGATGTTCCAGCATTAGGATCGCCATACAAACAGTATAACGGAGTTGATTTACCATTATTAATTATAATTGCAAATCCACCATTAAATGTTGTTGCTTGCCAATCACTATTATCGTAAACTGCGCTACTACTTGATAGCATACTAGAGTAATTACCTGCGGAATCAACTCTATAAAAGTAACCATTATAACCAAAGATATTATAACCTTGGTCTGGTCTTCTCCAGTGAATACCAAATGTTGGTGTAATAGGTAATACCCTATTAATAGCTTCTCCAGTAATAGTTTCCACAGCATCATTTCTGAATCTAATATTTAGACCATCAGAAAAAACATTAGGTGGAAGAAGCATTTCTGGAGTATCTAAATTTAATCCACCATTACCAAGATTATTTACTTGTGGCATAATTACTCCTTATAATTTTTCTTTAATAAAAGCTCTAACTAATTGACCTACAATATCAGACCTAACAATATCATCTGTTGTAAATTCTACAATAGGTATTTCAATATTATGTTTACGACAAATATTAACAAACTTTAAAATATCTTTACCAGAATTAATATCTGACTGGGAACTATCACCCATTAAAACCATTTTAGAATTTTCACCTAATCTGGTTGTAATAGCTTTTAATTCCTCTATTGTTAAGTTTTGACACTCATCTACTAATACCAAAGAATTTTCATATGATCTTCCCCTAATAGTTTCAAGGGGTTGTAATTGAATATCATCTTTAGCTAGCATAAAATCGTATTTAGTTTTTCCTAATTTAGACTCTAATACACTTAATGTAGGCATTAACCAAGGTGTTAATTTTTCTTTGATATCACCTGGAAAAAATCCGAGAGAACGACCCGTAGGTACATTACTACGAGTAAGAATAATCTTATCATATCTACCAGACATAAATAGTTGAGCCACCTTAGAAGCAGCACAATAAGTTTTACCGACACCAGCAGCGCCCAATGTGACGGTAATTGGAAAGTTATCTATAGCATCTAATAATAACTGTTGGTTTTTAGTTTTGGGTTGTATATGAAATGATTTTTCTTCACGAATAATTCTTTCATTACGCTGCTTATGTGCTCTCTTCATTAATTATTTCCTTATCACCACTTAACTTTATTAGCCCAATAAGCTGCGCTTAATGGCCCCTTAGCGATATCCTTGGCATGCCTAGCTTTAAAGGATTCTCTTCTTTTACGATATGCTTCTGATTCGCCTTCTTTCTTAGGACTACCTTGAGTTCCTTGTTCTCCAAAGCGAATAAGCTTTATCGTACTTCCTTCCTTTACTAGTACTGCATGAGATTTAGTTGGGTGATCTGGTGTTCTTTTAGGTTTGTTATAACCTTCGAACTTCTCTCCACGATAATCTATCATAGCATTAGTTCCTATTAGGTACCGTCTTCCTCTAACTCAGGAAAACTAGTTTTAAATAATTCAATTTCGGCTTGTCTACGTTTAACCAATCCAGCTAATACTTTACCACCAGCTTTAGACCAAGCCATAAACGCTTCAGCAGCACCATTCCAATCTTCTCTTAGAATCTTTTGTCTAATAGTAGATCTTTGAAAGTTACCTAATCCTACGTTGAATGCAAAAGCGACACAAGCGTCAAAAGCGCCTTGCTTCCCAAGTAGATTAGGGGCATATCGTAAAACACCACGTTCAAAACTTGAGACATCCTTTGCGAATAATTCATCTATTTCTTCCTTACTCCAAACACGATTATGTTCTGGTCTTAAGGGCATTTCTTTACGTATCATAGCAGCTGGTTTATCAGCTGTTCTAACCATTGGTAATTTTAGTTGTTCTTGATATAATACGTGACCATAACCTATTGTCCACATATGAGCGGGGCATAGATACGGTTTGTTTCTACACCCCTCAAAGCGGTGCATTAGGTCAGCACCTGCTTTGCTTAATTTCATTTCTTGTTACCCCAGTTACGGCTACCAAACCAGAAACCAATAATACCACCTAACATAGCCATCTCATCTTCTGAGAAAATAATGTCAATGTATTTCATTAGGTCATCAAAGTTAGTAATTAGACCAGGATTATTCCATAAATAGAATGCCAAGAAGATATTAATACAGATCAATTCAATAACAAACAAATATGTTACTGTAGGTCTAACTGTACCAATATAATTAGCTACCCATTTAGAAGCTTTATCTAAAACTTTTTTATCATGGTCCAATGCTGCTTGTAAGTTAGCAGAGTCTGTTTGCATTGCTATTTGGTCAGTACGGATCTCTTCAATATTTTGTTGAGCAATATGACCAAGTTGGGCTAGCTCTTTTTCTCTTTGAATTTGTCTGTCGGCTAAAGCTAATTCATGCTTCTGATCAGATTTATTTTGAAAGAACTCTAATAGCTTTGGTAGACCTGAAATTAATAATCCACCTAATGTTGAAAATAGTGATAACATTATCTGTTTCCTAATGGGTTAGTTGTGGCCTTCTTTAAGTTAGCCATATCATTCTTAAGACTAGCGGCAGTAGATTGGATTTCTGTTCTTAAAGCTTCTAATCTAGTTTGTACTTCTCTGTTAACAGATTCTGAGTTAGCAACAGCACTCTTAGCAGTTGATTGGGATTCTCTTGCCAATGATACTGCATC